TAACCAACGTGCTTCTCAATCAGCACAGAGGTGTAGTCACCATCGTCAAACTTAGAGTTAGCCTCAACGTTGACATAAGGACCAGCGAGGACGGGAGCTGCAGCGAACACAGCAGCGGTGGAAAGGAGGATGGTTTTCATTATTCAAAGAAAGTGTTAGAAATTTCAAGACGTTGTGCAATGTCATTCCGGTAAGCCGGATCAGCATCATAGCGTGGGTCGGACATAGCTGCCACAACCTCAGCTTGTGAACGGAAAGGTTGGATGTTGCCCACGTCGGGAGCATTCCTACCTGTTAGCATCCGTCCTTCATACCCTACTGATTCCTGATAGGTGGCCATGAGACCAGCTAACATAAGGGTGATAGCATTAGCATCTCCCGTATCTACTACACTGTCGTAGGCTGCAGTGTAGGCTGGGTCTAGGTTTTCCCCAGCCCAGCTAACGATTGCATTGTAAGACTCTTCACCACCAGCAAATTGCTGTACTGAAAATACATCACGTTCAGATAAGTCAGGGTTTTCTTGTGGACCATAGAGGTCCTTACCCACTTGGATAAGTTCTTCTACTGATAAATTTTCTGCCAACATTTCAAGGGTGTCATCAGAGAGCTCACCATATTCTTCCAGTTCATCTGAAAGGATGCTAGCAATCTCCTCATCAGACCCATCATAGTCTGTGACATCATCGTCATACTCATAGGATGGCTCACCATCTGGCTCTTCATCATCTTCGTAGTCAGGTTCTTCACCACGACTACCGAACTTAGATTGAAGCTCAAGGTAAGCACGCTCCAGCTGCTCAGCATTCTCATACTTGCCAGCAAGCATGCGTTCTTCAGCTGCTGCAATGTTCTCCCCTACCTGCAGTGAGTCCAGCTCATCAGGAGTGAACTCAGGTGCATCAGGGTTAGTAGGATCGTAAGTAATTTCTGCCATCACTTCAGTCCATTAGCAGAGATCACACGGAGTGTACCCAGACCAACATGTTCTACGTACTCAGGGTCACGACCAATACGTGATGGGCTATGCTCTTGCATACGCATCACACCATTGTCACGATCAATATCTCGTGCTGTTTTATCTTGGGTCACAGGACCCTTAGGATTTGTTTTAGGCGGGACCCGCTTCTTGGGTTGCCGCTTCATCGGTTGATTCATTTACTAGTTCCTCTTGTAGGGCGGGGTTTTTAGAGGGGTCATTCATCGGAGCACTTGCGAGTTGCCCAGCTTGCTTGGTCATTTCAAGTTGTTCTTGTTGTGCCAAGTTCTGTTGCTTCTCTTGATCCAATTGCTGTTGAGTCTTAACCAGGTTAAGAACATCGATTCCCCCAGCCGCGGCTAACCTCATAATATATTCATTGGGTTGGATGTATTGCATGATTGCTTCTGGACCCATGGTCTGTGCAATCGTAGTAATAAACTGTACCAATGATTGGAAGTCTTGGCCGCGGCCGATGGCATTGATGCCTGCTACTACCTGAGATCGTACCATATCTTTGGGGATCTTAGGCAGCTGTCCCTTACGCTGAAGCATGAGCATTGTCCTGTTCAGATAAGGCACAAGGAACTCAGTAGTCAGGAGTGAGAACAGTCCACCAAGGGATTGCTCTACCTCTAGCTGGGTAAGGCGTACCTCCTCAGCTGTGGTGCGTTCACTCTGTCGTACATTGAGTACCATGAATGCTTCCAGTAGTCGTTGAGACAACTGGTTAATCATTTCGTACGCTGTCTTAAAGTCAGCAGTCTTACCTACTTGGATGACTGCTACATCATCAGGTCTACCCTGAACGATGGCACCATTACCAGCGTTAGCAATGGTTTGTGGTTTAGTCGTGGAGGATGGAGAGACAAGGAAGACTACCTTAGCCGCAGCTGCTGAGCCTTCAGTAATCGCTTGGGACAGAGCTTCCAAAGACTTAAAGTCTCCAAGAAATTCCTCTACCCTACCACGACCATAGTCTTCACCATCTACTACGTTATACCGGAGAGGGATCCATGGACTAGCATCTTTCGGAGCAGTACTACGGCTACCAGGTAAGATAAAATCGAATACCTCCTGATGCCATTCCCACTTTGATCTCTGCTGATTCATGCGGACGTATGTATATACTTCCACGCCCTCGTCACTGACTTGTCCAATCACACCTGACTCAGCCATCACTTCATTAGGCTTAGTCTTTTCGAGAGCTTCTAAGCTCCCGTACTCAGCACGGAGGACACGCCGGCTGATTAGTTCTTTAGTAACGATCTCAATCACGTTACCATCACCATCTCTATTAACTACGAAGCGATTCAAAGGATAGTTCTTCATGCCATTAGGTCCCATAAATAGGAGGGCATTACCAGAAACAATCAGATGCTTAAGAGCTGTGTGTACAACGACCCTATCATTCTGAGCATTGATATAGTCCATGATCATCCTCTCGTTTTTAGAGAACGACAGGTCTAGCTCACTCCGAATGGTCGGATCCATTTCTTCACCCAGCTTATCATCTCTCACTTGTAGTTTAAAGAATGTAGTCTGTGCTGGAAGCAGTGCCAACATTAGCTTAGCAGCTAGGTTGGTCACACACTTCGCACCCACTGATTGCCACGGAGTAATCAATCTCTTGTGTGTCTCCGTGTAATCACTATCATACTTGATTAGATAAGGGAGGGTAAGATGAGATGCTTCCCGAGCAACGTCGAGAAACAAGGCACGCACACCACGCAGGGCTTGGTACCTTTCTCTTGCCAGTCCCATCAAGCACCTCCCCCAACACTACCAACACCACCAGTGTTACCACCGAAGGATGAAGTGTTCAAGTTGATACGTTGTTGAGTAATACCACCGGAGAGTTGACTCCGACGACGCTTAGACTTCTTATTAATTTTCAAACGATTACCACCATCTCCTAGCTTCTGTGGAGCAGGAGCAGGTTGGATAGGGTCGGGAGCTTTGGGTGCTGCCGGTGGAGCTGACTGCTTACCGGGAGGGTTAGACATAGCAGAGCGGAATCGTTTATTAGTTTGATCCCAGTTCGGAGTGTTTGCAATTGAACCTGCAGTGCCTGAATCATAACCAACTGAAAGCAGCTGGTTGAACATGTTAGTTCGGTTAGCTCTACGTTGTGGGTTAGCCATTTGATTTCATACGTTGATGTAACCACTCAACGACTGACCTTTGACCTGCTTGATACATGATCTTTTCCATGGTGTCGCTGGGTGTAGGGGTAAATGGTGGAAAGTAATCATCTAGTTCGTTGATGATTGAGTTAGCTTGGATGCCAAAGACCTCTAGCGTAGAGACCTCATGCATATTGTGGGAGGTTGACATTGTTATGCTCAAAGAAGGCGGGCATTCGAGCTGACTTGGTAACAGAAAGTTGTGGTGCTTTCCCCTGATACATCAGGTTATCACTACTGTCTAGCCAAAATTTTTTCTGTAGAAATTTATCGGTCTGACTACCTTCGAGTGGTTCCATGACCCATGCAACTGTGGCCTTCCGTAACTTATCCAAGGAGGAAGAGTAAGTAAGGCCAAGCTCATTACATACCAGAGAGTTCGTGGCAACATGGATCTGTTCATCTCTTGAGATATCTGCGCTGAGACTCCTCAGACCAGCATCGCCACAGAAGCGGAAGAACGGGAGGAGTACAAAGAAGACAGCTCTCTCAAGTACCATTGCCTTGAGTACGGTGTGGTCTGGATGGCTTTCCCAAGCTTGTCTAAGCTTTGTTGCTTCAGCTTCAGCTCTTGCATCTGTTCCATGTGCTTGCGCTGCATAAGAGAGGGCGAGGTCGTGGTTTTCTTCATCGGTAACATTCATAGTGAGGAGTTGCCGAGCTTCAGCTGGTACCTCATGGTTCAAGGCATCAGCAATGAACTCACCGACCGGAAGCTCTAGTTGTCGGAGAGCTAGGGCACGGAAGACTGCTTCCTCCGCACCACCTTTAAGTTTACCAGCGGTCATCTGGACTGGAGTCCACTTACGCTTACGTTCAATTAGTTTTTGATAGAGTGTCATTCTGCGCAATCACATTGGGGTTCATTGTCCTCCGCCAATAGATGTGTCAGGTAATCGTCTACCTCAGCAGCACTCAGAGCAGCCATAGCATCAGATTTATCCTGCACATCACCCATCACTTGGAGGCTGTAGTACAAGCTTGTCTGGGGCGATTCTAGCCACTCCTCAATGAACGCATTGTCATAGGTTACAACATCACTCCAAGAGTTGAAGCTGTATCCGTGAAGAAGTCCAGTCTTTTCAAGCATAATCATTAGCTGGTCTGC